AGATGGACCAGTGCCACTTACACCAACAGGCCAATAATCCCAATAGGGAGTCTTGGCTACATTTGTTGTATACATAGTCCGGTTATGCCTAACCGAAATATGCATATTAACCAACTCGCCATAAAGAAAGCTAATAAACAATCCATGAGGATTGTAAAGAAGCTTCTTATATCTTCCAGCTCCACTGATGGAGTTTTCCTTAATTCGAATTACATGAGGACGAGAAAGAAATCTTCTATAAATAGAAGTTCCATTTTCATCTTTAGTAATAGTATCAAGGTACCTAGAAGGAACGTGAATACCGGCATCTAAATTTTCAGAAAAAGGTACAAGGTAACGAAACCTTGGACTTATTAATGAATAAAGATACCTAATCGATTCCTGTAACGGAATTGATGTAGACGCAGACCATCTAAGAAGAAGATTTATGGCGACCGTAACATCTTGAGAAGTCCGAAGCTGCTTAACAAAGACAGGCCGAACAGCCTGACCGTTATACCAGTCAGACCCGCAAGATTCACGGAAGAGACCTCTATTAAAGGTCTTCTTCGGATTAGTCAGAAAGCCAAATTGCCTTAAGTAGTAACAAACTCTGTCGAACACTTCAGTTCTACAGATTAAGTCATCACCAAAGCAACTCCACTCATGACTAACTCTGTTAGAGAGAAAAACTCTATTAACAGAACGAAGAATAGCAGAGAATATGATTGTCTGCAGCGGAAATGTAAAACCATTTCCCATTGTAGAAATCATATTTAAACAAACCTCTGATTGACCTATCAAAACAGAAGGCGATCGCAACTCCATCAAGGTGTCAAAAAACCACCTTGGGAAGAGAAGCTTAACCAACTGAAGAGATACTGAATCAGAAGCGGAACTAAGATCAATAGTACAAAGAGTACCATCGATAGAACCGCGTTTCGCAAGCTCACGGTTTACATCGGGCTGCGTTTTCAGATCGATCCCGAAGGATCTCTTTAAACGTTTCTCGAGTAATGTCGCCAAACCAAGTTGAAAAAACATATTCAACGAAGGTTCGACGCAAACCATGCGGCTACTGCTATCTGTTTTTGGCACAAATGTGCATTTGCTACCATTTACTATCTCAGCAGGGCCGAACTCCTGAAAGCGTTGGCATTCCGCCTCGCAGAAAGAAGGGATCCACTGAGAATAGTCACTGTATAGCTTATACAGCATCAATGATGTGGAAGTAAGCCGAGACGAAAAGAACTTGCTATAAAGGCTAGTTCCTAACGCACCTCGGGCGGCACCAGGACCAGGACGTCCTTCACGAAGTAAATCGTAAAAAGAATCAAGGAAAGGGAGCCCGTCTTCAGATAAAAGGTTTTCAATGTCGCGTTGGATCTCTCCAAGTACGACACGGTCAACCTCCCACTGAGGACAATACGTCCATTCTTTACATCTGTTATTAGCAGAAATAAAGCTCTCATAGGCAGCAGCATCAGGTACTTTAGTATCTTGTGGTATCCATTTACGGATAACATTTGATAGAAGGTACGTAGAAGCAAACTGTTTATGAGAATACCAAGGATTATCAAAGTCGAGATTTTCGACAAGATGAACTTGGACATCACTGTGAATGGCATCGTAAAGAACACTAGAGCGATTGCTCATAGGTAGTCTCCGATAATGTAATCTCTAAGGATGATGTATTACTACATCATTAACCTAAGAGTAGCTAGAAGTAAAGCTAAAAACACACTTAATCTAAAAAAGAAAAAGCGTGAATAAAGTTTACTAAAGCTCACTATGAAGGTGTTGGAAAAACACCGAAAGGAGGAGCGAGGAATGATTTAAATCACCCCCGTAACCGCCGTGTCGCCAACGCTGGCGGAGATCTGATTAAGAGCTCCGATAAGCAGAGACAACATTGCACGAACATTGGCAGGGTCCGCGACGTCTGCACCAGCAGGAACAGAAATCTCGCAATTGCACATTGCAACACGAGTTGACTGACCTGATAGTGGAGTAACGCCCTTACGGACTATGACTTTGTAAGTGTTCATAGGTACATTCGGCAAGAGGCCTGTGCTAGCATTCAAAGCAGGAAGCTGTCGAAGAACAGCTGGTCTGCTAAGAGTGATAGTAAACGGGCGACTGGGTGACGACGATGAGTCGACACCAGACTGCGTGCCGCCTAGAGCTGAAACCGCATATTGCTTACCAGTATTACTGGGAGCAGTATCCGTAACAACAGTATAGGTGGGACTGGTAAGACCAGTCTGAGCACCTCCAGTTACTGGAGAAGATAACGTAAAGGACATAAACGACTCCGTTAAAAG